AGCTGAACGGCGAGCCAACAGAGCGTATCGGGAAACGTTGGACAGGCTTATCCCTGCTCCCATTCAGCAACAACCAGACGGACGGCCAAATCGCGCAGCCTTTAACGGCGACGACGAGGCATACGTAGAGGCTGTAGCGGATTGGAAGATCAACCAGCGTGACCAACAGACACGGCAACAGCGAGAGGCAGAAAGAGCGCAGCAGACTGCAACGAAGACGGAAAAACTCTACACGGAAGCATCCAAGCTGCCGGGGTTTGACCGGGAATCGTTTGAAGAACTGCCGCTTACTCAGTCAATCGCGCAGGCACTGATCGACTCGGATGCCGCGCCCGTGCTGATGGCTTGGATGGCGTCAAACCCGTCCGAAGTCGAGCGCATTTCGCAACTCACCCCGGCGCGTCAAGCCGCAGAGCTGGGCAAGTTGGAAGCAAGGCTTTCGGCTGTCAAGCAACACAAAGAGCCGCCCGCGCCGATCAAGACCGTGAACGGTGGGGGATCAGTCAACTACTCCGACCCGTCCAAGATGCCAATGGATCAATACATTGAATGGCGTAAGAAAACTGGTGCGAAGTGGGCACGTTAAACCCTGTGTAGGAACCGAAAATGTCAAATACTCTTGTTACCTGCTCCATCGTTGCAAAAGAAGCTTTGCCGATTCTGGAGAACATGCTGACCTTCAGCAAAAACGTCAACCGCGATTTTGAAAACGAGTACATGGGCAATATGTCCCGTGGCTACGCTCCTGGCGCGACCATCAACATCAAGCGTCCTCCGCGCTATACGTACCGCGCTGGCCGCGTGTCGGTTCCGCAAGCAACCGTTGAAACCACGGTGCCGATTACCCTGTCGCAGGGCGGTACTGATCTCAATTTCACCAGTTCGGAACTTACCCTTTCGCTGACCAAGCTGGAGGACAAGATCGCTGCGGCTGTGGCTCCGATTGCCAACGAAATCGACCGTCAGGGCTTGTCTCTGGCTCGGTTCTCAACTTTCAACGCACTGAACCCGACCGGCGCTCTGCCTACCACGCAGATCGGTGCCGTGGGCATCATCACCGACGCTAACCGTCGAATGGATGAAATGGGCGCACCGCGTGATGGCATGCGTAACCTGATCGCTGGGCCTGGCCTGAACGCTGCTCTGCTGAACGGCTTCTCAGGCATGTTTAATCAGGTGTCGTCGCTCAACAAGCAGTACAGCACCGGCCTGATGCAAAACGCTTTTGGTCTGAATCAGGGCATGGATCAGAACGTTGACACGCACACCAACGGCGCTCAAGCCGTGACGGGAACCGCAGTTGCTGCTGGTCAGTCCGGCTCTAGCATCACGGTAACCGGCTTGGGTGGCACGATCACTCGCGGCACTGTGGTGACGTTCGCTGGCGTGTTTGCGGTTAACCCGCAATCGCGCCAATCAACCGGCGTGCTGGCTCAGTTTGTCGTGACAGCCGACATGGCCGCCGCTGCAACTGTGATGCCCATCTCGCCCGCTCTGGTGCCGTCTGGTGCATTCCAGAACGTGTCCAACGCAACGACCGCAGGCAACTTCCTGATCGTGGGCGCTGCTTCTACGGCATACCAGACTAACGTGGCGTATCACAAAGATGCTTTCACGCTGGCGATGGTTCCGATGTGGGCACCTCGCGGCGGCAAAGGCGTGATCGATGTTGCGCAGGAAACCAACAACGGTTTCACGGTCAAGGTCACCAACTTCTACGATGGTGTAAACGACAACGCTATTTGGCGCTTGGATGTGCTGTTTGGGTGGGCCGCAACCTATCCGGAACTGGCCACCAAAATCTACTCTGTTTAAGGAGCAAACAACATGAGCGTTTCTCTTCTTCGCGCATATGCCGGGTTCGCGTCTGGCGCACTTGTCACCACCGATGCGGCCACCGAAGCCGCGCTGGTGGCACAGGGGCTTGCTACGTACACGATGGCGACGGCCATCAATCCTGCACCGTCTCCGGGCGGTTTTTGGGTCAACCAAACACCTACCGGGCCGATCACTGCGGGGCTGTACGGCCCTGCGGTAGTGACCAATATCCCGATTGGCAACGTGGCCCTCACAGGCTTGGACAGCAGCGGGACTGCGCTAGGCACGGCATTCAATACGGCAATTACTGAGATTTTCGTGCCGCACTGGAATACGTGGACTGGTGCTGCGCTGCTTAACGGAACCGGGCTGACAGACACGTATGTTTACTGGCTGTGGAACACCGAAGGCGACTTGCTGGCTAACACCGCAATTGCTGGCGGCGGTCCGGGTAGTGCTAGTGTGTTCTCGAAGCTGGCATTCAGTGTTCCGATCACGCTGAGCCCTGGCCGGTACTTTGTCGGCTTCACGGCATCCGGCACGACGGCAACGCCGCGTCGTGTTGTGGCTGCGATGGGTGCTGAACCGCGCTGTAGTGTGATTGCGACGGTTACGTCATTCGCTGCTGCGGCGACGACGTTTGCAACCGCGATCACGGTGCCCACGACGTTTACTACGGCGCAGGCTCCGATCATGCAGCTCTACTCCTAACCTCCAGGCCCGAAAGGCTCCCTGCCACAAGCGGGGGGCTTTTCCCACATGGAGGGTAGGCGATGCAGAAGTATCAGGACGTTGTTCTCAAGCCTGACGGCACGGTGATACAGGGCGCTTCCGTTCTGGTGCAGTCCTATCCTGGCGCTGTCACATCCACCATCTACTCCGACGATGGCGTGACGGTGCAAGCGAACCCGATGACGACAGACAGTCTGGGTGGGTTTGCGTTCTATGCGGCTGACGGCGACTATCAACTTGTCATCAGCGGGGCAAGCATTGCAACAAAGACGATCACTGACATCCAGTTGCAGGAGTTAAATTCGACAGGCTCATGGACTCCGCGATACGGCATCAATGGCGTTGAATCTCCGGGCGCTACGTACCTTTTGCAGCGCGGGTGGTACTCAAGGGTTGGCAATTGGATTACAGCCACTTGCTACGTGATTGTTGGCAACAAAGGTTCCGCAACAGGCTCGGGGGTGTGCATCCTCGGACTTCCATTTACGGCAGATGTAACCACCCAAACGCCCGGGACGCTGTTTCTCGGGCAGGTGACTAGCGGCGTGATCGACCGGCCTGTTTTTGGGTATGTGGATGGCGGGTCTACTTGGTTTTCGCTTTTTAAGGTAACGGCTGGCGGCATCAATCCAGTGGCAATGACCGACAGCGATATCGGGACGAACTTTGAATGTCGCTTTCAGGTGACTTACAAGGTATGACCATTGTTGTCCATCACACGCAAAGCCTGTGGAAGCGCATTTTTCAATGCCTGCGGGAGTGGTTTAAATGACCATCGTTGTAACGACACCGCTTGGCACCCACACCGCGCTAGACATCCTCAAGAGAGCAATGCGGCTTGCCGGGGTTTACTCCATCGGCGAAGAGCCGAGCGCAGATGAAACTGCATCGGGCCTGATGGCGCTAAATGGACTGATCGGAACGTGGGCAAATGAATCGCTGATGATCTACGCGCACACGCGAGACTCTATCCCCCTTGTGGCGGGGACTTCTCTGTACACGCTTGGCGAGACGGGAACTGTTGTTACAACGCGCCCGATGGAGGCGCTGGACATGTCCTATGTGCTGTATCAGAACATCAGCTACTACTGTCCGCTGATGACCATTGAGCAGTACAACTCCATCCAGTTCAAGGCGCAAACGCAGCAGTTTCCGGGTGCGCTGTGGTACGAAGACACTTACCCGAACGGCAGTCTCACGGTGTATCCAACGCCTTCGGATGCGTCTACGCTGGTGTTTGCCAGCAAGAAGCAACTGAGCGGCTTCAGCAGCCTTACAGACGCCGTGGCGCTGCCCCCTGGCTACTTTGATGCGTTGTGTTTCAACATGGCCGTATTCTGGTGTCCTGAGTTTGACGGCGTGAGCATTCCGGCATCTGTTGAGCGCCAGGCCGTGAACACAAAACGACTTATCAAACGCACGAACACGAAGCCGTTAACCATGAGGCTGCCTGCTGCTGTTTTGCCTGAGAATGGTTACGTGGATTGGAGGACAGGTGCTTAAACCCGTCCCATTGTTTGGCATTGGCACTAGCGGGAAGTCCGTTAATGTCAACGCGCAACAGCGTCTGAATCTGTACGTTGAAGTGCAGTCAGACCCAGAGACAAACACGACCACGCTGTACGGCACGCCGGGGCTGGTGGCTGAATCGAACTACGGTGCAAACCCGGCGCGGGGCGCGTACTCGATGGGAGACTTTAAATATTTTGTGAACGGCTTTACGCTCTGGCAAGAAGCAAACGACGGAACGAAAACCAATCGCGGGACTTTGCTGACCAGCGGCGGCTTGGTGTCAATGATCGACAACGGCACGCAGATCATCATCGTAGACGGCACGAACGGGTACATCTACAACACATCAACGCTGGTGTTTTCCAACATCGTCTTTGGCTTTACCGTAAATCCGTCAACAGTTACGTTCATCAACGGCTACTTTGTTGTCAATGATGAGGGAACGGGGCGCTTTTACATTTCCGCTCCGTATGATGGCCTGACGTGGGATGTGTTGGATTTTGCGAACGCTGAAAGCAACCCGGACGAACTAACCCGCGTGTTTGTCAATACGGGGCAGCTAATTCTGTTTGGCCCGCTAACAACAGAGTTCTGGGGCGATTCGGGCGCGGTGGATTTTCCTTTTGCTCGCGTGGGCGGAAGCGCCATAGAGACGGGTTTGGCCGCACGGTGGAGTTTGTGCAAGTACGCCAATTCTCTTGCGTTCCTTGGCAAAAACAGGCTGGGTCAAGTGCAGGTCTACACACTCAGTGGGTACACGATAACGCCAATCAGCACGCCAGAGCTGGATCACGTTATCAACAAGTATTCTGACCTGTCCAACGCCACTGCCTTTGCCTACATGCTCGGGGGCCATGCGTTCTATCAGATCAACTTCTCGACGGCTTCGTGGCTGTACGACAACCAGAGCAACTCATGGAGCCAGGTCGGTGGAGAGTCCACTAGGCACCGCGCTGAATTGCAAACGCAATACCAGAATCAGTCCATTGTCACCGACTACGAAAACGGCCTGACTTACTCGCTCAGTGAGGATGTCTACACCGACAACGGCATGCCCATCGTGCGGCAGTTGATTGGACGGCACCAAGCCACTGGCGAATATTCTAAGATTGGCAGGATGTGGCTGGAGATGGAAGCGGGAACGGGGCTTGTGTCCGGACAGGGGAGCGACCCGCAAGTGATGCTGCAGATCAGCCGCGATGGTGGGCATACCTACGGCGCGGAACTTTGGCGCTCATTTGGGAAGATCGGCAAGTTTCGTGCGCGTGCGCTGTGGCTCGGGCTTGGCCGTGCGCGTGATTGGACGATGAAATTCAGGATCACAGACCCAGTCCGCGTGGTGTTGGTGGCGGCATGGGGTTCGTATGGCAAGTAAAAGTTTTGACTACCCAGCAGGAACGCTTGTTGAC